CACCATATCATTACGGCAGATCGCGAGGAGGTGGATTTAGATTACAACAGAATCATGGTAGACTCATTTTCCAAATAGGGCACCAGGCCAGGAATAACAGCAACTACAATCGTGTCGATGGATTCCTTAAACCAATCTTTGGAGTATCAGCAAATACTCATTATCTGACACACAATCCTAATTGTTATCAAGATCCATTTGAAAATGCCCATGACAACAGTACAACCATATACCAAACAATGAATCCTGCTGATGTTACGAGAGATGTGCGTATGTGGTATCAGATTACTTGTGTGTATAATGGTGGGCCTGTGGGATATTGGAAACCCAGTACGCGATCTGAAACTGAGGCACAATTAGTACAAAATATTAAAGCCTCCTTTAAGTTCTACCAAACAAATTTGAGGACAGGTAAAGTACACGAAATAGATTGGCACCATGTACAAATGAGCAATTCAAATGATTACTTAGGATTTGTTCAAGGAGTAGGATACGAGGGAGACAGGGAAGCAGATACACATTTTGGTGCATTTTGTGATTCGGCTGACAACGCATATGTATTTGCATCAAACTGGGCAGGTACATGGGTATCGAATACAGCATTATCGCACTCAGACTTACAGGGACATCAGAAGGAAAATACAAATAGAGTAAATGGATTTGCTCTTGATCCGCTTGGGTGGGCAACAAAAAACAATAAAGATGCTACGAACACATGGATATGGAGTCCAAGTCATCATCTAGATAGATATGTTTATACAGATAAAGATGAGTATCCTAATATAACATCTGGTGCAAATACTAGTAATGATCTGAGAGCTCTTGGGTCAATGGATGAGAAAGATTATTTTAGAACTATGGCAGACAATTCATACTGGGCAAATAACTATCCAGAAGATACAACGTAAGGAATAAATGGCACTGACTTTAAGCAAACGAACCATAAATTTTGTAATGGATCAAGGGGCTACCTTTGAAAAAGTAATCTACGCCCAAAACTCTGCAGGGGGAAATGTCACAATTTCTACTGGTACTTGTGCTGCTAAGATGCGACAATCTACATATTCTGGTAACAATATACATTCTTTTTCTACATCCGTTGCTGGATCAAATGTTACAATTTCTATGACTGCAACAAATACTGCAAACGTTGCTGTTGATAAGTATGTATATGATGTTGAATATACTCAATCAGATGAAACTACTGTAGAGAGGGTTTGTCAAGGAATTATAACCGTATCACCAGAGTCTACAAAATAAGGATTTAACAAATGACACAACCTACAACTAGAACTACATTTAAAGATTATTGTAAAAGAAAATTAGGTCATCCAGTTGTTGAACTAAATCTTGATGATGATCAGATTGAAGATACTATTGATGATGCAATAACTTACTGGCAAGAATATCATTTTGATGGTACACATCCAGAATTTGTTAAAAAACAAATTACTGCTTCAACTCAAATCGTTTCTTCACAATCTGGAACTTTTTCAGCAAATGAAACCATTGAGGGGGGAACGAGTGGAATCAAAGCTACAATTAATGATTATATCAGTGCAAATACTACGATAAGGTATTCAAAACCAGTTACAAAAAATAATTCTAATGCCGTAGCGATTGGGGATGGAAACACATATTATACTGATATCACAACAACATGGACTGCTGGAGAAACCATTACTGGTGCATCAAGTGGTGCAACAGCGACTGTTCATGCTAGTACGGCTCAAACTATCGGTGATATAGATAATCAATATCTTTCTTTGGATGAGAGTTATATTGGTATTACAGGAATTATACCACTTACTGAAAATTTGAGTGGTAGTACAAATATGTTTTCAGTCAACTATCAGTACGCATTGAACGATCTTTATACAATGGGTGCAGCTGGTGATATGAAAAACTATGTTTTCACTCAACAATATCTTGCTACTATTCAAAATCTTTTCTCTGGATTACCTAGATTCAGATTCAATCGACATAGAGATAGAATTTATCTTGACATAGATTGGAGTGGAGATCTTAAAATAGATGACTTTGTTGTAATTGAAGCTTATGCGTCAATGAATCCAGAAACATATACGGATGCTTATAGTGATATGTTTCTTAAAAAATATTGTACAGCACTCTCAAAAAGACAATGGGGAATGAACCTTATAAAATTTGAAGGTGTCCAATTGCCTGGAGGTGTTACTTTAAATGGGAGACAATTATATGATGACGCAGTTACAGAAATTGAAAAATTAGAAGTTGAAGGAAAGCTCGAATATCAGTTACCTGATGACTTTTATGTAGGCTAGAGGATATAAATGGCAACCAATCATTATTTTAATCACTATGGAACAGATACACCAGATCAAAGACTAGTTGAAAATATCGTAATTGAGTCTATCAAATCTTTCGGTATTGATGTTCACTACATGCCTAGAACTGAAGTAAATACAGATTCTATCTTTGGTGAGGATCGTATTTCTAAGTTTGAAGATGCTCGTATGGTAGAAGTGTACATTAAGAGTATAGATGGATTTGAAGGTGATGGTACATTTGTAAGTAACTTTGGACTAGAAGTAAGAGATCAAATTACTTTTACAATTGCTCGTAGAAGATTTATAGATTTAAATTTTGAAACAGGAAATAGAGATAAAGAACCACTAGAAGGTGACCTTATTTTCTTTCCTTTGTCTGACTCCCTTTTTGAGATTAAACACGTTCAAGATACGAATGTTTTCTATCAAATGGGTGGATTACAAACTTTTGATTTGGTTTGTGAACTCTTTGAATACGCCGATGAAGCAATTGATACTGGTATTGAAGAGTTGGATAAGATAGAAAGAGAAGAATCCTTTTCAATAAAATTTACTCTTGGTACAGGAGCTGGTACATTTACAGTCGGTGAACAAGTATATCAAGGTTCTACTGGATATGCAAATTCTTCAATTAAAGGAGAAGTTTTTGATTGGAATTCTAGTACAAGTCTTCTTACAGTTGGAAATATTGTTGGAACTTTTGATGAAGATAATCAAATGTATGAATATCCGTATTCTATAGCATTAGAAGATGACACTACACTTCTTTTGGAAGATGAGACAACAAATACCCCCAATTCTTCAACTGAGGGTAAACTATTCTTTGAATCTGGTGCATCTTATGCCACAACATCTTTTGATGATAAGGTAATATCAACTGATGCATATGCAAACAATGTTGGAATTGAAACTGTGGCTGATGGTATTTTGGATTTTTCAGAAGGTAATCCATTTAGTGAAGGGTCAGGATATTAATGTTAGGATCTACCTTTTATCATTCAACCATAAGAAAATATGTGGCAGTGTTTGGAACTCTTTTCAATGATATTAATATTGAAAGGAAAAATTCAAGTGGTACTGTAGTAGAAAAAATAAAAGTTCCTCTTGCATATGGCCCCAAACAAAAGTGGTTACTTGCTGTTCAAGATACTACTGCAGATAGAAAAGTTGTAGCGACGAGAACTCCAAGGATGGGGTTTGCAATGACAGGGGTTTCTTACGATTCTGTAAGAAAATTGAATACGATTGGTAGAAATGTCGCAGCAAATACTTCTGCTTCTACTACCAATATGACCACAATGTATAATCCTGTTCCTTATAATTTTGATTTTGAATTGTTCATACTTGTCAAGAATGCAGAAGATGGTACACAAATTTTAGAACAGATACTTCCTTATTTTACACCAGAGTTTACTGTTACCGTTAATACAATTCCCGATATGAACATCAAGGCAGATGTTCCTATTGTGTTGAATTCTTCTAGTGTAGCAGATGAATATGAGGGTGATTTATCAGCAAGAAGAACTATTACTTGGACTCTTTCATTTGTACTTAAAGGATTTATCTATCCAAATATTACAACTGGCCAAGTTATTAAAACGATTGAAGTTAATTTCCGAATTCCTGGCGGTGATACAGAGATTGAACTTCCAGAATTTATCATATATGAAGATAGTACACCAGATACCACAAACTATATACTATTAGATGGAACAAATTTAGTTATTTTTACATTACTAGAAGATGGTCGTAGACTTGTTTTAGAAGATGATACTTTTGCATTACAAGAAGAAAGTGATAATACATACAGAACATATAGTAGGGCAAGGATTGTAAACGAAAATACTACTGATGGTGTACAAGATGCTACAATCAAATCTCGTTATACAGTCGTTCCTGCACCTCTTTCTACAACAGCTGACTCCGATTATGGTTTCTCAGAAACTTTTGAATTTTTTGATGAAGGTAAATGGAATGATCCAACAACTGGTACGGATATAGCAACATGAGGGATGTGATGCCTATGAATGTAGATGACCACTTAGATGAAGTTTTAGGTATTATAGAAAAACCTAAGAAGGAAGTCGTTAAGACGGGGCGTTTTGTTCCTGTTATCACAAATGATGATAGTGGCGATAGTGAAATAGATTTCCAATACGCAAGAGAAAACCTTTACAACCTTATAGAACGTGGACAAGATGGTTTAGAGGAAATGTTGGAAATAGCCAAAAGTTCAGAACATCCTCGTGCGATGGAAGTTTTTGGACAGTTAATTGGGAAACTTACTGACACGAATAAAGAATTGTTAAATTTACATAAAACCAAAAAAGATATTTCACAGGACACTTCTGGCCCTAAAAATGTATCTAATAATCTTTTTGTTGGTTCTACGGCAGAATTACAAAGGTTTCTCA